ATTACAACGTCAGATGGCAACATTAGGAATTAGCACCCTTTCTCAACAAAAATTCGTTGCAGAAACTGCTGATGCGAGGAGATTAGACAGATTGGACACAAATTCAATGCTTTCTATGGTTTCGCTTGATTTAGAGCAGAAACTGCAAAAAGCTTTCGTTTTATCTGCTAATTACTTAGGTTTAGAACCCCCTGAAGTTAAAATTAATCGTGATTTGGATATTGAGCGTCTAATTGGGCAAGATATAACTGCTCTGACGACATTATTCGAGCAAAAGATCATTGATAGAGAAGAATTTAGGCAAGTTTTGGTTCAAGGAGAGATATTACCGACAGATAACGAGTCATAGTTGAACAATTAACGTTTGTCTAATACACTAAGATAGTTGTAGGTGCAATTTAATCATGCCATCAGTTGAGTTGGTAAATGGGAAATGGGTCAGTGTTGACGGTGTAAGGGCAGAGGATCTTGATGGTCCTGCTCCTCAAAAGCCTGCAACCACTCCTACTCCTGTTCCTCCAAAGCCTGCAAAAGTTAAAGCAGTCACTCCTGCTGGCTTAACTGCCAAGCAACAAAAAGAAGTCACCTCACCCAAAACTAGCGCTTAATTATGGTTGAAGAACAAGTCATCCAGTCGGAGTCCGTGACTCCCACTGAACAGCCCGTGGCTGAGACTCCTATAAACACACCACTCCCTGAAGCTCCTAATGTAGGAGCCTTAAAAGCAGAGTATGAGAGTCAGATTGCTGCTTTAAGGAAAGAATTAGACAGTGCAAAGGAGGATCGAGTAGGAGTCAAGAGAAAACTTGACGAGGTTTATGGTAAACAAGAAGAGGCACGCAAAAAGACGCTCCAAGACCAAGGACAGTGGAAGGATCTTTGGGAAGAGGCAAATAAGACTGCTCAAGACAAAGAGCAGAAAATTAGCGATTTAAATCGTGAATTAGGTGATTTGAAGGCTACTAACGAAGCAGAAACAACAAAAACTGCGGCTTTAGCAGCAATTAGTGACTCTGGGGCTATAAATGCTGAGCAAACATTATCTCTCCTTGCTGCGAACCTCAAAAAGAACAATGAGGGTAAAGTTGTTGTTTTAAATGGCGGAGTAGAACAAGATTTAGGAACTTATATAGGGAACCTAAAAAACCCTGGTTCTGGATGGGAACACCACTTCAAACCAAGCAGTGCAGCAGGGATGGGAGCCAAACCAACTCCTAACTCTGCTGTATCTCCAGGAATGCCTAATCCCTGGAAAGACGGTAGTATAAACATTACAAGGCAAATGGCCCTTGAAGCTACCGAGCCTGATCTTGCAGCCGTGCTCAAGAGGGAGGCTCAAACTTAGTTAGTTTCCGTGAAATTAACAACCGAGTCCGTGACTTGGACCTCGCAAACCTAATTTCCGTTATTTGAAATGGCAGCCCCGTTTCAGAATTATTCCGGCGGTGTCCTTCTTGCGGACATTGTAAAAAGGAATAATCTGGCCCGCTATGTAAGTGAGGCCATTGTTGAGCGCAGTCTATTCATTAAGAGTGGCGCTGTTGTTCGTAATTCTTTCTTAGATGCTAAGGAAGGCGGTACACGTATTCAAGTTCCTGAGTTCAATCCGATCGCTCCAACAGAGGAGATCATGGATGGAACAGCCACTTGGGGTACGAGTTCTGCTGGTTACTTAACACCACAGAAAATCAGTACAGACACCCAGATTGCATCCATCTGCCATAGAGGCTTTGCCTATGCGGTTGATGATATTGCTGTTTTGGCTGCTGGTGAAGATCCAATGCTTCACATCCGCAACCAGATGGCAGATGCGATCAATAAGCTAAACAGCCAACGTCTGTTCTATCAGCTACACGGTCTCTTCGGTTCAGCTCTAACTACAAACAAGCTTGACCTTGCTAAAGCTGCTGCCTCTGGTGCTGCTGAAGCTAACTATCTGTCAGGTTCTAACGTTGCACGTGCTCGCGCACTCCTTGGAGAGCGTGGCGATGAATTGGACACAATCATCGTTCACCCTAACGTTGGTTTCTACCTGTATCAGTTAGGTCTCCTAACCTTCTCTACTTCTTCCTTAACTTCTGGTGGCGCAGTCACCTGGGGTGGCGGCGGTGTTGGTGTTGGCGCTCAGAGCATCGGTCAGTTTGCTGGCTTGAATGTAATCATGGATTCTCAGGTGAACGCAGTTCAGCCTGGTGCCTCTGGTCACATCAAGGAGTACTACTGCTACCTAACTAAGGGCGGCACAATTATGGAAGGTGTTCAGCAAGATCTTAAGATTGAAGCTGATCGCAACATCTTGTCCAAGCAGGACGTTCTCTCAGTTGATTACCACACTGCGTATCACGTAATGGGTACTAAGTGGGTAGACGCTGGTGACAACCCAACCAACTCCAACCTTGGCGCTTCTGCTAAGTGGGGTGCTACATACAACGTTGATCTAATTCCTTTGGTTCAACTAACTGTTAACACACCTCTTGATACCTCTACTCTTTAATTCATAATTAGAGAGAGCGAGATGGACCCCACCGAGTGCTTTGGTCTGCATGGGTGGGGTTTTTTCTTAACGCTAGACTGTAAGCATTATTTACTGAGTGAATTGTGGCTGCAACTATCATCGCCACGCTGAAGAGTGCAACAGCTAACAGCTATGTAACTTTGGCTGAGGCTGACACTTACTTTGAAACCACTCCAGAGTCTTCGACTTGGGATAACAAAACTGACGACCAGAAGAACAGGGCATTAATAGCTGCTTGTCGTTGGATCGATTCGTTGGTTTACGAAGGAGATCGATGCGATGAAAACCAAGCACTGAAATGGCCTAGAAATAATTACCACGTAGACAGGGTTGAATTAACTTGTTCTGCCACTCCAAGCAACATTAAATATGCCCAATATGAGTTAGCAAGGGCTTTAGCTAATGATACTGAGGCAATTACAGGCAACAAAGGTACGGATGGTGTTTACGAAAAGGTAAAGATGGGAGATATGGAGGTTGAATACAATACTGAAAGTCAAAGCGTGGGGATGGTGAATAATGTATTTGACATCTACCCTTGGCTCCAGTCTTATCTCGGTGCTTATTGTCGAGGTGGCGCTGGTAGCTTCCAAGTTGCTGTTGTGAGAGGTTAAATGGCAGGTTCACTCGATACTGCATTTAAGAATGCAGCAAAATCAGTAGTTGCTAATCTCGGCTCTGCTTTGGACTCGACAGTTACCTATATAAGGAAGACTGCACCTGCTTACAACACAGGGACAGGAGCCATAACAACAACAGACACTACATATTCAAACATTAGTGTTCCTGTTGAATTTATTCGAGCACAAGAGCAAGCAGAAAATGAAGAGAGGCAAGCAAAGATCTATATAACTCCTGATCTGATTGGAAGCAACCAACCAACGATCCAGGACGAAATAACATTGACTTATGCAGGTGCTAGTCAGACAGGAAGGGTTGTAGATGTCATCACTTACAGAGGCGGGCAAGAATATCTCTATATCGTCTTGGTTACGTTCTAATGGCACGCAAAGGAATTAGACGGAGCCAAGCTAGCAAAAGAGGTCAGACCCTTAAGGGTTTTAAAGATGACATTGTTGATGATCTCTATGAAACAATTGATGTTCAATTTAACGAGTTAGTTAGAGAAGTTATAACTGATCTGACTTTTGGTGAGGGTGGAAGCAAAGGGAAACCTGCTGATGACGATAGTCAATGGAGCACTACTTTAACTGGGTTCTTTTCTTCAAGCTGGAAGGCAAGCTTGTCTCCAGTACAAGGAACTGAAGATAGAAAAGGGGTATGGGCAAAAATGGAGACAATAGCTGTAGGCAAAGGCAAGAGTAGACAATGGGTTTTGGCTCCTGGGCAAAAATCTATCCATAAGATCAGGCACTACATACCAAAAGACTTTGCTTTCCCATTGGATCGATCTGTATATATAGGGAACACGGTGAATCCAGATTATTTAGCAAATGCGCTTAACTCGACAAAGAAAAGCAATCGTTTTATTGAATATGCAGCAGGGGGCGATTGGATGATTTAATAAATAAAAGATTCACCGATAAAAAAGGTCTGGACTCCTGGAAGCAACGACCTAACATTAATGTTGGAGGTCAGGACATCTAATTATGACGCTTGCAAATACTCGTGCTGCTTTTGAAAAAGCTGTTACTGACTCTGTAGCTGCTGCTGATGCAACAGTGAAGATGTCTTATGACAACACACCTTTTACAACTCCTGGTAAGACAATCAAATTCATAAGGATGTCTATTGGTTTTAATAGTTCTACTCTTCAGAATCAGGGAGCTTCTTCTGATTTCTATACAGGATTTATCCGTTGCGACTTATTCGTTCCAAAAAGTAAGGGTACATCTGTACTTTCATCACTTGGGGAAGCAATTATTGATGGGCTGACCTCTGTGAATGCTGCTAATTACACTGATACATTTAGCTGCAAACCCCGCGTGGGGGATATTGTTGGGCCTAATCCTGTAGCTCTTGATGATCGAGCACATTTCTTAGGAACAATAACTTGCCAGTTTTCTGCTAACGCTTAGTGTATTATACAAACAGTTAGAGATTTTTATGGCAACCGAGAGGGCAGTCGAACTACTCCGCAACAGATTTGGAGTTAGTCAGCTTTATCAGTACGAAGTCAAGAAGGATGGAGACACTATCCTTACGGTTCACTGGCATCCACTAACGATTGCGGAAAGAGAGTCGATCCAGAAGAAGACAGGCAGTGATGATGCCGCTGATTTTGCTCTAACGTTAATGATTCAGAAGGCTTTGGATTCCGAAGGGAAGAGGCTTTTTGCAGATGGAGACAGAGCTTCTTTACGTCGTGAGATAGAAGCTTCTATTCTCCAAGAAATTCAGTTAGCAATGCTTGATTCCGGTACAGATAAGGGGGTGGAAGAGGCGCAAGCTGATCTCAAAAGCTAATGGGGAATGGAAATTTCTTTTTTCTTTAGCGAAAGAATTAGGCAAAACACTTGCAGAATTAACGGAGACTCTTACTAGAGAGGAATTAATTGGATGGGCTGCATATTTTGCTCTTCAGAATGAAGAGATGGATAAAGAGCGTGACGCAGTTCAAGCAGGGGCTGCTAGTCGGGTACAAAGCAGGTAAACTGATGCAAAGTCTTCGGTTCTAGATGAGTGGCGAGTAATTACACACGCTATATAGAATTTAAGGTTAAGGGTCAAGAGCTGACTCAGGCTGTAGACAGGTTATTCAAAGGCGTTGTCAAGATTGAGGAAAAGGTTGATAAGCAAGGGAAAAAATGGGAGAAAGTCAGGCAAGGAATTGGTTATGTTTATAAGGAAGTAAAACAAGTAAATAAAGAACTAAACAATACAGAAAAGGCACTTGTCAAATTAGTTAATTTAAAGAAGAAGCTGAGCAGCCCACAGGGGCTAGCGAAATCATTTGTTTCGGGAGGCTTTAGCGCATTATTAAACAATCCAGGAAAGATTGCGAAACTCGCAGCCAAATTAGGTGTAGTAGATGCTGCCGTCAGAGTATTAAGTGGGAGAACAAAAGGATTAGGCACTACATTTACTGACTTGGTTGGTAGGGTTATAAATGCCAGGGGAGCTTTAGAAGGATATAGCGTAACTCTGCAAAGATTAATAGGGCAGCATCCCATACTCACAGCTCAGTTAATAGGTCTTACGGGTGGGTTAGGAGCAGTAGCTGCTTACAGTCCTCAGATATACGGTTTAGGAAAAGCCTTTAGACAACTAACTGCTGACATATCAGCGGTAGACAAGGCAGGTAGAGCAGGTGGAATAAAGAACATTTTGAGGATGTTCCCTGCGGGATCAATACTTGGAGGGATGGGAAGATCTGGTGATGTAAGCGGTTTAAAGTTTAAAGATTTAGAAAAAGAACAAGAGAAAGTAGCAAAAGCTGTCGAGAAAACAGTTTATAAGTATAAAGCAGC